GTTACGTTGCCACTAGAAAAGGTTACGTCCGCTGAGCCAACGATGGCTTCTTCAAGAGCAGTGCCTAAGTTGACGTTTGTTACGTTACCCCACGTGCCTGAGTTCTCACCCGTGCCCATGAGCTGAATTTTTAATGCTGAATATGTACTTGCCATTTATTACTCCTAAGCCGCTATGGGCACCCAGTTTGGTGTTTGTGATGTATCTATCAAGCCCCAGACCAAAGGTCTAGCTACTCGACCGGTAGCACTTACGCCCGTTAATATTACAGTAGCTTTACCACTTATGGCAACACTACCTAAAGAAATTGTTCCTAATACCCCTGTAACTACTGCGTTAGCATCAGCATTGACTTCTTCTTCGCCTAGTCCTACAGTACCTGCTACTCCAGTAACGTTAACTACAGCTTTACCAGCAACAGCCGCTGTACCTAATATGCCAGTACCAAAGACACCTGTTGGGAATACATTAGCTTTGGCGTCAACCTCTTCTACGCCTAATTGGCCTGTAGCTTGAACTCCGCTAACGACTACATTTGCTTTGCCTAAAACTGCTGCTGTTCCTACTTGACCTACACCAGCTACACCTGTTACAGATACGTTAGCCTTGGCAGCTACCGCTGCATCACCTATTTGACCTACACCAGTTATTTCAGTCGGGAATACATTAGCACTACCAGATACTTCTTCTACACCTAGTTGTCCTACGCCTTCTACGCCAGTAACAAATATCTTATTAACAGACCTTGCATCTACAGTGCCTACTTCGGTATTTCCTTGAACCCCAGTAGGTACAATATTTGCCCTACCTGTAACATTTACAGACCCAAGAGATACAGAAGCATTTAATCCAGTTACAACAGCATTAGCGTCAGCGTTTGTGTCTACACTGCCTAAAGAAGCAGTTAAACCAAATCCGGTTACGTTAATAACGTTTTTAGTAACTAAAGAAATCTGGCCAATATTTACAGTAGCGGCTTCACCAACTACACCGTGATTAGAGTCTGCATCAACCGCAACACCTGTTTCAATCGCACCTAGTGCTGTTTCTCCTGTTACTACTATGTTAGCTTTTGCATTAACCGCTAAAACCCCTGCAGTAACATTTGCACTTGACCCAGTAACTGCTATTGACGACCCTGCTGTTACGGTTACAGAACCAACAGAACCTGACGCAGCTACGCCGTCAACTGATACTTCTAATACATCAAGCCCCCAGGCGCCGCGCGACCAGGGGCCACTACCCCACCCAACGTACTCGATAGATGAGGGCATAACTTAATTAAGCTATGCGGATAATAGCGTTAGATGCGTCAAATGCTGGGAAAATGATTGTGAAGTCACCTGCAGTAGATGTCTTGTCACCACCAAAGTCCAATACACAAACAGCCGCATTAGTCAACGCTGAGTTAGCATTGTCGTTAGCAGAAGGTGTTGTGTTGTAAATCAACGCGCCACGAGCTGTTGTAGTAACGTTTGAAAACACTAAATCACTAAAATCAGTAAAGCCTGTACCAGCAGTAGCGTTAGTATTTGTTGTACCAACACCAATGTTAGTCAAAGCTAAACCACCAGCAGTAACGCCAGTAGCTTCACCAGAGACAGTGTAAGTAGTTGTATTGGCATCTAATGTTGCTCCAGATGTATACAAAGCTAGTTTGAAAGTATCAGCGCCAGCTTGGGCTGTAGGACGGAAATCGTGAACACCTAACAAAAGCTGAGCTTTGAAAGACGTACACATTGCTTGAGTAATGGCCATTTAAGGACTCCTTAATCTTTTAATAAAATAGTTAGCTCAGGGTAACCAGCTTCTCGTAAACGATTAGCAATGGTCGTACGGTCTGAGCGTACCGCTTGTTGCAAATACTGCAATAAAACAACCCGTAAGCTGTTTTTAAATGCTTCTGCCTGGTCACGAATCACTGGGTGAGACTTTGACCCAACATAAACAATCTTGTCTAGCGCCATTTCAGCTAACTCTTCTGGGGTAAAACCACGTCCAGAGGTTGAAAGCACTGAAACATTGCCGCCTATGAAACCGTCTACTGTATCTAAATTCATCGTACTTGCACCCTTGCTTGCAATGTTCTGTATGTATCTTGACGGTTCTTGCCCTCGCCAAGCTGTTTCAACATCATTAACGATTCATTATAACGAGCCATGTAATTCTGAATCACATCAACTTCGCCTTTCATGAAAGTATATGCTTCCAAGAGAGAACCGTAAAGTAGCACTTGGTCAAAGTTGTCGCCCAACCATGAAGTGCCACTAGGTGAATTTACGATAGATATTGGGTAATAGAAATAGTGCAACTCCATGTTGTAATCAGCGTTAGGAGTTGGCCCTAGAATAAACGTTGTGTCGTCAAATATGGCGTAGTAAGCCGGGGTTCCTGTATCTGTCGGTACAGGATAGGCTTGCCTAATAAACTCAACATCTTTGTTTAGCAAATAACTTTGCGCTCCAGTAGCCGGGTCAATTGCCGCTAAAGAGAACGTTGCCAACCAATCTGAAGGAACGTTTAGGTATTTATTACCAGTTGTAGCCTGACCAGTTACGTTCTTGCGAAGGTTTGGAAGCTGGACTGAATTAAAAATACGCTGTTCGGCTTGGTAAATAAAAGTGTTAATCTGTTCTGTACCAGTAAGCGTAACCGTGCCACTACCAGCTGAACTAGTCCAGTCCTGGTTTGGGAAATCGTTTTCAACGTAACCTTTAATGGTTTCGAACAGAGTAGTGTAGTTCATTCGGGTTTACCCTTAAGCCATTGGCCCTCTAGCAATACGCCCTTTAGTAGCTGCGCCATTACCACGAGTTTCAATACCAGTAGTTTTAGTCGGTTTGCCAGTTGTTTTGCTGATGTTACCCAAAGAGATATTCATTTCGTCCAAAGCTTTAGCGCCTGACGTGTCTTTGATAGCCCCAGCTACAGTTACTTTCTTTCCTGACATTGTGTGTGGTTCTGCGTAAACGGAAGCAGGTCCAACCTCTTTGCCGTCGCGTTTCATACTATATTTAGCCATGATTAGCCTCTCTTTTGGTTAGCTACTTTAGCCAAGCCACGACCTAACTTAAGCATTTCCTCGTTAGTTTTGCCGCCGCCTGAGCCTTTACCGCCTTTAGCACCTTTTTGAATGCCAATGCTTGGGCCTGTATCACCAAGGTTTTTACCTTTGGTCTTGCCCTGTTTAGTTATACCATCTGCACCTGATTTAAATCCCATGATTAACTCCTAAGTTATTGTTACCGTTACTGTACCAAGTTGTCCTTGCCCTAGCAAGGTATTTGGCGTTAAATCATCGTTGTACCCCATACCAACCGGGTTCCATCCCCATTGAATTTGCCTACTACCTTGTGTTGGGTCACCAAAACCTTCTTCAGCGCTACCCGCATTCGGGTCAATCTGCAGACCTGTAAAACCCGCTTGAAGATATGAATTGTCCGGACGGGGGTTGCGTAATGCTTGTGGGTCGTCAACAGGGTACATACCTAACTGCAATTGTGGGTGGTCTGGGTCCCAACAACTTTTACAAACTCTAATCTGATACGGCTTAGTTTTAATAACCTCCGTCTTTAAGTCTTTAAGCTTAAAACGAAAGTTACACCTATCGCACTGCGATATGGCAATTCTACCGGAAGCAAATCTATTTGCCACACATCATCCTTTAGGTAATAAACATGCGACGTGGGACAAACCGAACAGCCGCTTTTTCGCGGTCTTCATCGGCAGCCAATTGCCAAGCTTCGTCGTATTGTTGTTTCAATACAGGCAAACGCTCTGCACCTCCAGGAATCTTAAGAGCTAAGTAATATGCCAAACCAGCCACCATACAAGGCAAGAAACGGAACGGTACGTCCATTGTGTTAACCCCGTTACCGGCATCATGAATACGGCGTAGTCTCCAGTACACAAACGTGTAGTACGGGTCTAGAGCAGTACCTTGGTCAGGGGTAGGCCACACAACAATCTTAGGGGCATCAACGCCAGCAGGGGGTGTTGTAGTCGTAGTACCAGCGTAATCAGCCCCAGATTGACGATTTATCCACACCTGAATGGGTCTGGCTTGTTGTAGCTTGTTTGGGATAGTAGCGTATGTTGAAACAGAAATACGCGTAATTGATAAGTCTGCTTGGTTGTTTT